AAGCGTTATCTCCGCGAAGGAAGGTAGTTGAACTTGGTGTTCCGGTTGCAGACAGTTCAGCCAAACCGACAGCATCATCGGCCATCTTTGCGTTCGTAACAGAATTATCAGCGGGTTCGTTTGCTGGGATCGTCGAGGTGTATGTCGCTTCAACCGCCGCAACCGCAGCCGGTATAGCAGCCGTGAAAGTGACTGTCGTCCCCGAGACGCTGTACTCTGTCCGGTGTTGAACGATGCCATCGAAAGTAATGACTACCGCATTCTCTGTGCCTGGATCACTCGACAAAGAAATTGTTGTACTTGACCCAGCGGTAAAGCCTACTCCCGCGAGAAAGGTATCGACCGTTGGCGTCCGCGTCTGGCGTAAACTGGGATCAGTGCCGTTCAGAAATGCCATCAGCTAATCTCCAAAATCGACATGGTGACCTCAATATTCGCATCCGGGCCTTTGATCTGAAGATAATCTCCGGCCTCGAGGACAAGCTTTCCTTGGATGGGGTTTAGGGTGTCGTTCACCGGAATGCTAATCGCATTGGCAATAATTGCCTCGGATCCACCGCCGCTTGTCACCGTCTTCAACTCGAACGCTTTTGCATCCGTTGCGTGTACGTTACATGCACTAAACCCTATAAATATTGCTGTTGTACTGCCAGGGCATGTGTACGCCGTTGCGAAACTGCTCGTCGTATCTGCAATTACTCGTTGAAAAACTTCAGCCATTTTTGTCTCCTATGTCATCGCCAAAAGTAGACCGACACTCACTGGGCCAGTTGGCCCTTGTAATCCTTGGGCGCCGGTCTCACCCTTGTCACCAGTCCGAATAAATTGGACCCGTATCGTATCTCCCCCACCGAACGTGCCGTTGCTGTCCACATGGGTCAGATTAACCTGGAGCCAGGCGGTATTATCGGTACAGGCTCCGACCGTGTAGATGGCGAAGTTCGCCGGGGTGCCTTGCTCCACAAAAATCATATGGCCATTTAAGGTGGATGAACTGTCGTCCATGGTCATGATGTAATCAGAGATGTCCGGGTTGCCGGTACTATTGGTTACATTCGAAAAGGCAACGGCTGTGACGCTTCCTGGCGTTGCATGATTGAAACGCATCTCCCCGGTGCCAGGGTCCGCCATAGACGTGCTAACATCAAATCCGTAAGGGAACGCCACAGTATCCAAGATGGAGGCGCTGGCTGATGCAGCCGTGGCAGAGGACGCAGCGGCGGAAGCCGACGCAGCGGCAGCCGATACGCTGCCAGACGGCCCGTCTACTTCCTCTAATGCATTCGCGCTGGCATTCCATTCCCAGCTTTTGTCAGCTGATGGCGCCGGGCAAAATGCGCTGACACTGGTTGCCGTTGAAACCGGGAGCTTGATGCAGCGGTCGATCTGCTCTTGCATTTGCTGCATCATCTGGGTGAGTTCGTCGTAAATCCTTTCGTGAGTACCGCCGCGATATTGATCCTGGTTTGTGAAATCATCATCCTGGAGTAAGGTCAATTTGCGGCGGATTGTGAGTGTCTGGCCAGAGGCGGGAGGGGTTCCCATTGTGACGTTTCCGCCGCTTGCAGTGCCGACACCCGAGACCGAATAGTGGGTTGTTTTAGTTTGGATAACCTCCGCACCTGTGGACGTGGTTGTTAGCACCACCTCCAGGTCATCGTCATCAAACACAAGGAATGTGTACGCGAATACTGTCGTACTACCGTTTCCGGTATACGGGCCAGTCCGAGTTGTTTCACTAGATATAGGCATTATATCCACATCCTTGAGAATATCTCAACACTTATAGCACAAGACATTTTCCGCCGTCCATATTTGATCATCTATTCCGTTCCCTCTTTTCTTGATAGCCCACAACAAACGCTTGATATGGGTCAAACCCTTGGGTCTGACCGTCCATATACCGCTCGAAATAATCAACAGTCCTGACAACCTGGCGCCCTGGCAGGCGGGCCAGATATGATAATAGCATCCAGGCGTTCTTAGTTTCCGAGCGAGACAACTCGCCGTCTTTAAAGGCGCCTGATGTCTGCACACCCATTTCCCCCAACCGCATGAGAGGCGGGCCAGAAAAACCAAAGTCAGACATCATGCCTTGAACCAATTCCCTGAGAATAGGCATGCCGCCAACTGCAAAAGATGCTGAGAGCTTCGCCACCCAGGCCCACCAACTCTCCTCCTTTTCCTCATCCGGGCCGCCGTCCAGAATATAGGACGACAACACCGCCGGTAAAACGGTGAGCATAAAAGTATGATAGCCAAATTTGATAGCCGCCTCGGCACTTGGCTTGCGCCCAAACTTCTTACCTTCCTCAACTTGCATCTGATAATGAGCCGAGAAAAATGTAAAAAATGCCGTAAACAATCTTTTATATTCATGGCCCGTTTGGACCGAGGCCAGGTTCATTGGCTCCCCAGAGCCTTGCGTCCGGCGCACTTGCATATCTGCAAAGGCAATAGCATCGGGTTCATATGCAGGGACGCCGTCCACCGCACCATCCATGACCTTCTTATAAGCCCCAATCCAGGTGGGCATGGCCACTAAAAAATCCGCTTTTGAGACCATCCAAAAGGCGGCATCTCTAAATTGATCCATGGTGCCGCCAGGCTTCCTCCGAGATAATTGGTCTCTGGCGTTTTGATCAAAGGTGGCTGCCCTCGCTCTCATCATAGGGGACAATGTGAAGACATGCTCGGCGGTGAAACTTGGATCTGCAAAGGCTGTCTTTACACCGGCCATGGCGTATTTAGCGCCCAACTGGGAGACCGTATTGGTAAAACCAAACGGCTGCACTAAAACGGTGCGGAGTGAGAAACCCATTTCCGCAATGGAAACACCAAACCTGGCATGGCGCATAAACTTCTCCCAATGATTAATGGGATCCACATCGCCAGCCGCCACATGCTTGAGCCAGTTTTCTAGCTCCCGGATAGCGCCCTGGCCCCGCGTATTCGCAATGGCCTGACGCACACGCGGCGACTTCAAAACCTTGTTGACCTCGATGACCGCCTCACGATGGGTCACATCATGGATCACACCATCCAGATGCTGAAACAACGGGCTTAATGTCAGATCCAATTTTTGATCACGGTTTGCCACGCGGGCTTTTGTAAATCCATGAGACGTTGCCGCATTAGATAGTGTGCCAGAGTAAAGCGCCTTCTCTTGTTCGGTCTGGGTTCGGTCGAAGGTCTTTATGTTTTCTTTGAAATCAAACTTGATGGGATAGTATCCGCCCCTGGCAACTTCGTATCCGTTGAGGATAACAGGATCCGCCTCAACCTTGGGGGGCGCAAACCCTGTGACCCGCTCCTCCACCGCTTTGATTTGTGGCCAGAAACTATCCACATGATCCCAGATCGCCTGGACAAACTGCCAATCCGTTTGATCTAATTCATTTAAGATGGCATCGATCTGAGCATCATTCCATCCAAAGCCATTGGTGAGCGTGTCGCGGTTATATGCATTGCCCGCATTAAGAGCGACTGCCAGGATCCGATCCTTTGACATGGACGCATTGATGGCCGGGATGAAGGTCTTCTTGGTCCAAAAGTTTTTCTTCCGGCCCTCATAGATCTTCATAATTTCTTTCATGGCCAGCATATTATCGTACCGCATTTTCGCCGCAGCTGAGTTGGCTTCACTGATGGGCAACACCAGGTTCCGCCACATCGGGCCAAGTTCTTCGAAGCCATCCAGTTCCCGTGAGATGCTCTCTGCTTTTCTAAACACCGCCATCAACCCGCCAATAAAATCAGCGGCAGTGCGTTTCTTTTCATCAAAAAATTCTCGAGGCTTCCGCTCTTTATTGTTGGCGTAGATATGCTCTTCCAATTCAGTCATCATCTCATCGAAGATGCGCTTGGCCTCTTTGGAACTCTCCCGGCCCGACTTGGCCATGGACTTTACCGCATCCCTCAAAAGCATGAATTGCTCGAAGGTCATTTCTTCTGAGTTTTTGGGATCCTCAATAATCTCCACCGGGATCACAATCCCGGCGCCAGTGTTCTCATTTAACTCTGTGGCCCAGGCATCGATGGCGGCCAATGTTCCGATGGCCTGGTCTGTATTAATGTCACTTGGACCCAGACCGTAGGCCGCCAGGACGGTTTGGATGTAACGCAAATGGTCACCATCCATGTTTGCTTTCCGAATATCAGTGATCTTCCGATAGCGGGCAAATTCTTTGCTGGCCTTATCTCGGGCCGTGATGGCCTTTTGTGCCTCAATGAAGATGTAATGGTTCCACAGCTGCTGCCATTTATGTTCCGCAGCGGCGGCAAAGTCTCTCTTAGCAATGGCAAGTTCAGCCCGCTTGGCGGCCTTGAGTTCAGCCTGGGAGAACTTATGCGGCGAGTTCAATTCCTTGATCGTCATTTGCTGGACATGGCGCCGGGCTGCTTCTCTCACCACAGCCGGTGGGATCCGTTGCATCTCTCGGGTATCCCTGGCGCTTGCCCTCTCGGCCCGACGCTGGAGCCTGGATGCTTCTTGCCTGGCCCGAGCGGCCTGGAACTCGGCAATGTTCTCACCACCTGGCGCGGCAGCCATTTGCTCTTCAGCATCGGTAATATCGTCGCGCCGATCCTGGACTGTCTGAGCGCCCTCATCGGCAACCGTCCGTTCAGCTGCCGTTGTGAACTCAGCGTCCGCGTCCATCTGGCGGAGCAGTCTTAATTCCTCCACCAGAAACTCACCACGATCAGTATTGTGAAGCGCATCCATAGCCTCGGCGCGTATCCGTAGCGGATCCAGGCTCATGCCCATTTCCTCATCAAGCCGCTGTTTGGCCTCTAGATCGATGGCGTCTTGCATCTTGGGATATTTGACAGACCTAGAGCCATCCTCATTGATGGTGACCTGGGCTGCTTGCATGATGTAGTCCAACATCTCAGAGCCAGACGAAAATCCAAACATGGCCGAGGCGGCCTCGATGGGAATGGATTTATCTTTGTCCGTTGTATAGATGCCGGTCCTCCCGCGACCAGGCAGAAGTGCCATGCCGTCCTGGCCGATCAGATCAACCACATCATCTTTAAACAATTTGACCGCCACATGATCACCGGGCGTCTCGCGATCTAAATACTCACCAAACCGGAGATAGTTGATAGCCCGCCACCAGGGCCGGTCATTATATTCCTCGCGGACAGTGTCCTTCATCCGCTCCAGAGCCAGCATATACTCGCCAGTCTTTTCCTTTTTAATGTCTCTCAGGAGCCGTTTTAAGAGCCGCTGACGGGCATTCTCTACGCTCTCTTCATACTTGGCCTCATACCTCTCACGGGCCTGGTCGTTGGGGAAAATCTCTGGATTGAGGTTCATGCGATAGCTGTCTTGCATCTGCGCCATCGCAATCTCTTCATCGGTCGCCAAAAGCCGATCCATCACCGCCGTGATCTCTGGCGTCATCTCGACATTGAGATTTCTGATATCCTTGTAGATGGACATCAGCCAATCGGCAAAGCGCCGGAAGGCGCCCCGGAGTTCTTTGGTGGGCGCCTTGCCCTCAAAGAAATAAGCTTCCATGCCTCGCGCAAATTTTTCATGATGGACGGTCTCGATCTGGTCGAAGCTCTCTACGCCGAGCCAGTTTAGCAATATCTTATTGTCAGCCTCGAAAGCGCCAGCCGTTGTTGGATCGATAGCCATGTCGCGCATGACCTCGAGGAAGAAATGACCGCTCTCATGTAGGAAGGTCGAAACATCCGCTTGCTCAAATAAAGAGATGACCCGCTTGGCGCGATCAGGGGTTATGGAGAAGGATCCTTTGTGGGCTTCGTCGCCCTGGAAATGCCGTTCTCTCTCTTGTCTCTTCTGTAAATTTTGTTTAACCTGTGCGTTCGGGTTGTTGCTTAATATGGTCCGCCACGCGGGGAGGTTTATTCCACGCCGGGCTTCCATCTCCTTAGCAGCAACCCGATCTACATACAGGACGTTTCCCCGCTCCGCTGACTTCTGCAAGTAAGCCTCGATGCCGGAACCCTCTTCATCCTTTGGAATATTTTCCAGACGCCGGAACCCGTGAATTGTTTTGATGGCGCCGGTCTTCGGATTGAACCCGACTTTGACATTCTCCCCTTCCCCATCGGTTAAGTTGAGAACTGCCTGGACATCCATCACGTTGCCATTCTGATCTGTGCGCTGATAGGTCAGAATTGGATCCGCCAGGTGAAAGAGTATTTCTTTCATATTGCGCGGCGTGAGCGAGTGCTTGTCTTCTAAGACTTTCCGCAACACAGCCTGTGAGACTTGGATGTTTTCGCCCTCGATGCCGGACATGCGAAGCACCTCGGGAAGATCACCAACCACAATACTTGGTGGGATTTTATCCCGGCGCTCTTTGTCAGTGGCATTAAGCCAGGCATCGAGCCGGTCGTTAAATGCGTTCTGTTGATCGTTGGCGGGGTTGGTTGATTGCGCCTGGAAAAAGACGCTGGCGTCAGAGAAGCTTCCCTCTAATCCTCCAAGGGTAGCTGGATCGAAGGCGGCAACTCCGCTTCCAGTTCCGCCGGGAGCGGTTCCTCGATCCCGTTCGGATAGGCTATCTCGAGATAATTCGCTCTCGTAACTGCTATCTCTAAGCGGAGCATCGATGAAATTATCGGATCCGCTTTGTCCATACCACTCAGGGTCATTGATGCCTCCGGCTTCGCCATTTATCTGTTCCCTTGCATCATCAATAGAGATTTTTCCATCAGCATGATCATACCATATCTGAGAGATTGTGTCTTTATTTTGTTGATTAGATTTATAAGCGGGAGTGAATAAACCGCGCACCGCTTCCCAAGTGATCGACTGCATTTCACGGGGCAAGATACCGCGCTCCGCAGCTGCGCGGCGATAAGCTTCTGCAAAAATCCCATATGTTCCTTGAACACCCGTCAGCGCAGATGACCTTGCATTAGGCATACCTTTTCCGGCACTTGTGGCTAGGTTATGCGCCACTTCGATATCCTTGCCCGCCAATGGCTGTAATAGCGCAGCGGCAACCGCGTGAGTATCAATGGTCACGTCACCGGCATCTGCATTTGGCGAGAGGATGTTGTTATAAAAATTACGGACCTTGTGCTTGGCGCCCATACGCAATGTGATGTTCTCATAGCTTGGGTCATCAATGACCGAGATGGCCTTGGCTATCTCACCAAACCCACCCCAAGATGTTTTTGATTTTTCTCCCACGGTCTCCAGGTCGATGGCCAGCGCATCTTGGGCGTTGTTCCTGGCCCAGTCCGCAAACTCACCTTCCGGTGTGACCACCCGATAGTTTCGGGAGTTGTAAGCCTCGTCATAAATGCGAAGCCAAATTGCCTTGAGATGAGGATCATCAAGTTCCCTAAGCCTTTTGCCTTTAACTTCATCCCAATACTTCTGATTTTTCTCAGTGACCTTGCCTGTCTTCTCATCGACCATAACTTTGGTCGCGGCAATTTGTTCCATGGCCGCATCGTATTTGTGATCCTGGGCATAAGTCATAATGTCCAGAACTCTCTCCGCCAGGTTTACATTTTTAAACCAGTCCATTTGTGGCGACAGAGCAGCAAGTACACCAGCCACTGATCGATCAGGAATGCCGTAAAGCTCTGACCATCTGTTGGTCAATGCCCGAGCGCCATCGTACCAAAGATGGCTTCTCTCTTTGACTTCATTTGGTACTTGGTCATGAAGCCACAAAAGATTGTCCACCGATTGCTGAATGATGTTTTCGAAAACCTCTTCCGGTGTTTCGTTTTCTTTCTTTGGCTTATAGCTGGGATAGTTCTGGATCAGACCGGCATGATGTTCTGCCATGGCTGGATCAAGTAAAGATTGCTCCAGGTCAATAATCAGGTTTTCGGCTACAGGATCTTCTGTTGCATTGACGCCGGTTGGTAGCCGGGTGCTAATCCGGTCAGCGTGGTTCGCGACACTTTGAAAAAGCATCATGGGATCTTCGCGATTATATGCCCCAGTGTTCGCGACACTTTTTACCTGGCCTGGATCGAACGCAACCCAGCTTTCGGATCCTTTATCCTCGACTTTATTTTCATATACAAAGCCGTCATAGCCTCTGGACTTGAGCGCATCCACTAGCTCTTGCATGGTTGCACCAGCTTGGTATCGCACTTTCACGCCAGCCTTATTCACTTGGAAATACATATCTTCCATGCTGCTTGCGCTGGCATCATCGACAATTCGAAGCGGGTTTTGAATTGAGAGATAAACCGGGATAATTCGTTCACCTTCTCTTTGTATTCCTTGCGGATCCCGACCCACCATCCGGGCCAGGCGATCCGTTGGGCGGCGTTCACGCTGATCCTGGATCCGCTCGTTGGCCGCCTCCGCTGTCCCAAAATGAGCAAAAGGAAAAAACTGATCAAACTCACCATCACGTCCTGTGCGACTTGTGCCATGATAAACAACCAGCGGGTCTCCGTTTTCATCAACAACCTTGCTGTCACCGAACCATTGTTCAAACGCCGGGCTGCCAGGTTGGAACATGGGATCCGCTTCCGTTTCGGCTGCGCGGATCTGCGCCTTGATGGTCTCATTATCTTGATTAATATCGATGCCCATCATGTCGAGGGCTTCGCGGAACCGTTCCACCGATTGCTCGAAGTCTTGGATCAGGTCATCTTGATCCGGTGTTCTGAGCGGCAGCCCCCGTGTCTCATTATCCAGCGCAGCCAGCAACGCATCCCGATCAACATAGCCGCCACCCTCTTCGGTGGTTGGCAGCATGCCGAGGATCTCGGCGGTGCCAGGATCGATGGTATCCCCATCGGTCATGCCTGTTGTTTTCTTAAACAGACCCCGTGCCGTCGATGGGGTGACCCCCATGGCATTGAGTTCGGCTGCCAGGTTCGACCCAATACGGACGCCGCCCGCGCTTCTCAGATAATCAATGAGCGGCGTATCTGAGAGGCCAGGCACTTGGCGCCCGGCTCTGGCGCGATTGATTTGCACATCCAGCTGAGTATCAGTCCGAGGCATAACCTCGGGTCTGGAGACAAATGACGGCTCCCTCTCCAGGAATAATTCATAAGGATCTCTACCAGCCCTGGCGCCGAGGGTTCTAAATGCTGCCCGCCAAACAGAAGCGACGGCCCTGGCATCTGCATCACCGAGACGGCCTGTGCTTTTAATAGCGCCAAACACACTTTCAAATATTTGGTTTTCGCTGGATGCTGTATCGGTAAAACCGTCTTGCTCCATCTGAGTAATCAGCGTGGCAAAATTTTCATTGGCATGCTCATCGAGCATGTCCAGTTCGCGGTTCGTCAAATCATCGGTGTGGAATTTAACGTCCCGTTGTAGACCAGGGATATGCTCTGCGATGCCATCGATGGCGACGAAATTTTCCACCGGGACTTCCAAGTAATGTCCGGCATTGCGGACATCCTCCAGCTGTTCGGCGACACCCATCGCCTGATACATCTCTTCTGGATCGATGCCCTGGCTCTGGAAATATTCTGTGGCGCCCGCCTCATCGATGAACACAGTTTCTGAGCCGGTCTCTTCGGCCAATGTCCTGAGAGCTTCTTTGAGGGTCTCCGGGTCACGCTCTTTTGTTTTGGTGTTTTCCGCCTCATCAACGATGTTGGATAATCTCTCAACGCCATCATCAGTCTCTTGCCGCCGCCGGTCGAGATCTTCCTTGACCAGTTGCTGATCCCTCTGACCGCGACGGCGCTCCAGTAATGCTCTCGGGGCCGCCGTCGTAACAGCAAGCGTACCACCAACACCGGCACCAATGATGCCCGCATCTCTGAGCCGGGACAACGCCTGGCCCATGGTCATCTTTTCATCGAGAATGCCAATATCGTATCCAATATCGACAGCTTCCACGAACACCTCTTGTAGACCCTCGGCCCCGATGGATCTCAACGTGCGGCCCATGAGAGATCCGCCGTCTCTTGTTAGAATGCCGAGCGGGATCCGTTCTGTGGCAAATTCTACAGCCCCTTTAAAAAGAGCCTCTGCCGTTGCCTGGTCCGGGCTGAACCCCCGTCGCCGGGCCTCCGCATAGGATTGCCCAAATATCTGGCCACCTAAAATGGCCTGACCAGCAACAGGATTTCTTGTGATCAGACTGGCCAGTACCGATGGGGCCATCTGGATAGTGCCGCGTGTAATCTCCGATATGTAAAAAGGAATTGAGCCTTGTTGAAAGTTCGGCTGCTCTGCCGCAAATTGTTTATGCCCTGCCTCTGCGAGTTCACGGGATCTACGGGTTAGCTGGATTGACCCTTCGCTCTCGACATCCTTTCTGGCTTTCTCATAAGCAGAAGCATCTGCCCCTAATTGTTCCTTCCGCAATTGAATCAATTCTTCGCGGAGCGGGCCTCGCTCTTCGATACCAACGGTCTGGGAAAATCTTGTCCAAACGCTTTGCTCTTCAGCAATCTGGTTTTCAAGTTGCTTGATCCGAGCATTCCGGGCCGAGGGATCCGTTTTATATTTTAATGCATGACGCTCCAAGCTTGCCCGATAGGCTGAACTGTTCTCCAGTATCGAGGTGCCAAGACCACCAATTTGCTGCCTTGCCACACCAGCAAGGGTGCCAGGTAGGGATGTAAAAATCGCGGACCAATCGTCTGGCTTGCTATCGGCAATCGATTTTCGAAGCCGCATTAAATCCGTAATGCGTTTGAGCGCCGGGGCATCCTCTTTCGATATGACAACATTCTTTTCCTTGTTGAAATATTTCATGAGGTTTGGATGGGACGTGACCGTCTTTCGGAAGACTTTCTTAAAAGCCTCATCCTTCACCAAGGTGGGATCCGCCCGGACCATACTCTCGGGCAGTTCGAGTTCGCGGGCGCCCTGGACGCCTTGAGAATATTCCTCTGGATTGACATCTCGCGTGTCATCCACGCGGGCATCCATCATGCCCTCGCGTTCTCGAAGAAACTGCTTCGCCAGGTTTTGTTCTTCGTCCCTCTCCAAATCCCGATCAGGATCTTGATTGAGAGAAGGATTTTCTTCGAGAAATTGTCGAGCCAGATCGTCCATTAGTAACCTGACCGCGCATATTCGACTGCGAGATGAAACTGTTGGATAAGCTCTGGCGTGAGGTCTTTCTTATAATATTGGCTATTTGGATCCTTAATGGCCTCTTGTAATGTGGCCGCATAATCATCAACAAGGCTTTGCGGCACACCCTCAATCGGGGGCCGTTCGTAAACGGGTGTCCCGCCATAGCCAGGTGTGTCGATCTCGATAACCATCCGGGTCAACAGTTTATTGACATGGTCCGTTGTGAGCGCCTTGCCATTATTGGCTTCGGTCATTTCGCGGAGTTCATCGGAAACCGCTTCTCTAAATGTCACCCTCTTTGGATTACCGGGCTTCCAACGCATTTTGTCTCGCATGTAACTATTGATCATGTTTGACTGGGTGTACTCACCTGTCCACCTGGCATCCTTTGTTGCTTGAGCTTTTTGCGCTTGGGCATCCGCCTTGGCCGCGTTGGCTCTCGCAATGCGCCAATTGTTGAAGGCTGCGTCATACTCGCCATCAGGAAGCTTCGAGTTAAATTCGGCTTGAAATTCTATAGCGGTCATTCTGGCGAGACTGCCATCGTCCCACATGATATCGATCTTTGCTTTGGCTGCTCTAACAGTTTTGTCGGGGATTATATTTTTCCAGTTAGGGTTTGCTTGGCGCTTACGATAATCTTCTGCAATCTTACGATATGTCGCTGCCTTGTGGGCGCCGAGTAAAGCCACTTCACTGGGCGTCGGCTCCTCTCCATTAGCTGCACGGGCAGACGCAGATTGCTCCGCCTGGTCTTTATCATAGTCTTTTTGCGCTTGCCCAACCGCAATGCGTGACTTGAGCCGCGTTCGGGCTGCATCCTTAACCTCGATAGGAGCTTTCGATCTATCAATCGCTGCAAATTGTTCATCTGGTTTTTTGGATGCCTTAAACGCCTGAACCGCCAATGCCTCGGCTGCTTCATCCACCGATGCCTTTTTGGTGGACGCATCAAGGGCGCTCACATTATCCGCATCGATCTCGCTTCGGTGTTCGGCAAGATATTCCTTTGCAGCTGTACCGTTCCCGGCATCCATCATGCCTTTAATAATTTTTTCATGGACCTCAGACCTGGCATCCCGGACACGCTTATCGATTACCGCCTTGTCTTCTTTTTTCTTAGGATCAAAACCTTCTAACGCGGAGAGATCGCGCACCGTCTTTTCCAACTCGCGCATAGATTGGCTATGGATCCGTTGATCATTGCTTGGAAGGTTCGGATCATATCCAGAAATCGATGCTTCCTTGGCCCTCTCCACTTTGTCGGTAATCAATGCCGTCTTATATTTCTTCACCTCGGCATCTTCATGGGATGCACTATTAGACCGGATCCGCCGCCGTCTGGCCAAAACATGCTGGCCAATACGTTGGGTCATCCGGGCATTGCCTTTAAATCGATCCAATACCCTCTGAGATTGTGTATCGTAATCGGCCAGCGTGTCCGTCGTCAGGTTCTGAGCGCCGCCCAGCAAAGCCTTACTCCGCGCTTCACGATAGCCATCCTCAACAGTATCCAGTTCCCGCTCGATCTCAAGCAGCTGGATGGTCTCGGCTTCGTCGCGCTTCTGCTCAAATATTGAGGTAGCCGCCTGGGCGCCTTTACTTACCGCCTGGGACGCTTGCCCGGCCAGGCGGCCCTGTGCCGCACCGAACATATCAAGTGTTGTGTTGGCTTGCTGTTCGCCGCCTGAGACGGCCCTAGAGGTAACCTGGGGGCCATCGAGAGTTGGGACTGTTATTCCTGCCATGATCTAACTCTTGAAAGTGTACCATTTCGAGGCCACATCAGCCGCCCCACCGAATACGTTCGTTGCACCAGCCAGGAGGGGGCTTTGACCGGCTGCACTTGTGTCATAAAGAATGCTTTGATTGGTTGCGTTCTGGGCATTCACCCGCTGAGTAAACGCCTCGCGTTCCGCATTGGACCGGATGGTCAGCGTATCTAGCTCACCCAGTTCCGCCGTATCTGCCAGGATATCGATGGCATCATCTTCGTTGGCATCAAATCCAGATGTGGCCAGGAGCGATCTTTGTCGGCCCATAAAATTAGATATCTTGAGCCGGTGCCTGGCCTCTTCCCGGCTGCCACGATCAAGGGCATCCTCTGCCTTCCAGTTGGCCACCTCCGCGTTATTGCGGGCCACCTGGGCCTGGTATTTGGCTTGGGCCTTCTGAGACTTACTTTGCTGATAAGCCGAATACCCACCGAGACCAGCGGACGCCACACTTGAGATGACAGCCACATTGGCCGCCACATTGGCCGCAGCCATGGCGGGACCGGCAGCTATGGCAAAAACACACATCTATCGCCTCCACTCAAATTTTCTGAAGGCCTGGCCAAAAGGGCCATGAGGCCGAGGCTCTGACATCTCAAACCCCAACCATGTTAGCCACCGCTTCGCCGAGACGTTATCGTCATAGACATGGTTGTATAGGTAATCGTAGCCGTCCTTCATGTACTTGTTGAGATAATACCAACTGTGTCTCAAAAATGGAATAGCGGCTCTGTCCACTTTATCTGTACCCACCAGCCAGGGCTGCCCTGTTTTGTCTGTAATATCGGCCAAACAAACGCCGCCCACCGTCACCAGTTCATCATCCATAAACCCCGTCCAGCAATGGGTGGATAGCTGATGGCTGATATCCAGGCACTGACGAAAGGGCATGCCGGTCTGATACCATATCTCAGTACGATCAATTTCCCTGGCTTGCTCTTCCATCATATCCAAATGCTCTTCAGTCGTTGTTATAATCTCAACTTTCGACATCTACTTCGCTGACAATTCCGGTCACAGTTGCTGGCAGGGGGCTGGGCTGGCGAATATAAATCTTTCCTTCTTTGTCCCACTTGGGCCGGATACTTTGTGCCAGGGTGCCATCGGTTAATGTTAAGAGGCCTTGCTTGCCTTCTACGATGTTGGCTGCGTCTGGACCGACCCACAGGCCTCGAGTATCCAGGACCAAAACATCCACCTGGCTCACCTTCCGCTTTTTATTCATGATGGTTGTGGTGGATTGGTTTTTGATTTCTGGTCGGAGCGTGGCCAGGTCACAGAGATATCCGTACCCCACATGAACCCTGGATGCTGCATTAGGCAAAGTGATGGCTCCACCAGAAACCGTCAGGCCCTCAAAGACGTTGCCATTGCCAAGCGCAGATACTGTTTCGCCCTCGAGATGATGCATGCCGGTGATTGACGTGCCAGCCTTTCTGACTTTGCCCTGGCCCGACACATAAGTGTTATAGGCCGAGCCATCGATGTTGACCGCGTCAGAGTTTTGCAGCTGGAAGGTGGTAGACGTGACGCCCGCCACTTTAAACCCCGTGCCGTTAATCTCGGTCATACCCCCGGCCCGAACACCTAGACTGGTGTAGGTCTCCACCATGTCAGAGATATCCACCACATCACCGTTACTAAACCCATGAGCGCCCGAAGTGGTGACGACCACCGGGCTGGCCTTCGTGGCATTGGTTATGGTGATGGGATTATCGACGGTCAGGCCGCAGTCTACAAAAAAGGCATCTTGCACATCGGTAAAATACCGGGTGTGCAGCCGCTCTACATATCTTACTGATCTGGAATTGATGGTCCGCTTGACGATCATATAGACAGCGGTCTCGGTGCCTTCGGTGATCGACGCGATATTCTCGACCGTGCCGTTTGCTATTTCATGCTCATGCCAGGCCCAGACTTCATGCTCTCTTAAATAGGTGAGGCCTAAAAGCTTGCCGTCATCTCTTACACACCAGATAACCGAGAACGGCACTTCTGCATAACACCAGTCCACGATGATGTTATTTTCAAAAAAATGTTCACTCAATACGCTTAAATCAGTACCGGAATACTTATCACTCTCGAGCTTGTAAGCCAGGTCGCGTACCTTGTTGCCTTCCGATTGGACATAGACCACAGACGCATCGACCTCGAGGGGCGGCACGTTGGCAGAACCATGATTATCCTGGGGGACAATATTAATAGATGTTGGCGTGACGGCATTCTCTTGGCCGGTGATCATCCGCCAGATGGATCCAGATGTCATGACTATCAGATCCTGGAGTGGCACAAGCCAGCGAATTTCGTTTACCTGGCGGGCGGCTATCGTCCGCGTAATGGCGTCATCATCCTTCCTGGGGGATGAGTGGGTCATATTGTTGTAGTTAGCAGACTGGCTCATATACATCGTCTGAGGCTTGTCCGACCGATTGGCATACATCTTCCGCTGCTCGAAGTATGTGGAGACTGCCGGGTATGACGTGATGAACGGGTTGCGTTCTTTAGGCGGTGTATCGGTGAGTGTTGGCTCGATGCCGTCATCCACAAAGGTTGCTTCTTCTGTGGTGCCGATAAACCCATAGACGCCGTTGTCATACTTATAGACGTTATAGCTGTCGGCATTGGCCGCAGCGGTCCAAGCAATCGTAATCTTATCTGTAGATGAGAGCGTGGCATTGCCATTGGCCACCTCTACAAATGACGTGGCAGCCGAGCCACCTGATGAATAGGCCGTGTACGCCGATCCGTTTTCATCGGCCAGTTCAAATGTATTGGTAGCCTTGTTCTGAACCGTGAACCGGCGATTGTTGATCTCTGTCATTCCAACCACGGCAGTGATGATCACCTGTTCCCCGTCCGTAAACGGATGCCCAGTGGCCGTCACCACAACCGGGTTTGCTGCCGTGGCGCCAGAAATTGTTGCCGTGGTATTGTCAGCGCCCGGCAAGCTTTCCTCGCCATCTTCTTCGTTAAATGCCGTGACTTTATATTTGTAGTTCTCGGATCCTGTGGATCCACCCTGGCTGGCCGTGATCCCAGTTGGCCAGGTTTGTGTGGGCGTGAATGCGGTCTCTGTGAGTGTCCAGGCACTATGGCCGGTTCGCGTGAGATCTCTCACCGAGTAGTTATTCTCGGTCAGCGTCATCACATCATTGGACTGTGCATATTTCAGAAGAGGAAGATTTGCTTCCAGATATGGTGACGTGACCGTATAGACCCGCTCTGCCGTACCAGCGGAGCCGTATGCCGTGAACCCCGTGCTGTTAATGTTAGTGCCGCCGAGATCCGTAAGTTCAAACGTGTTGGTGGTTTTATTTTTGACCAGGTAGTTGCGACCGTTTAATTCGGTCATCCCCACGCACCCCGTCACATATATCTCATCACCGTTCTCATAAGAGTGGCCCGTGGCCGTGACCACCACAGGGTTTGCCTGGGTGGCTCCAGAGATGGTCTTCGCGGCCTCGAGAACAAACCCGCCATCCTTAATAATGCGGATGCTTTGGTTCTCAAATAAAAGGCAATAGGTTTGTTCGGTATTGAAACTAAACGGAATTAATCTGCCCGCTTTTGTGCTGTCATTCACCTCGCCAATGAACTGGGTGCCAGGCCGGTTGGCCGCTCCGCCGTGCGCCTTTACAATAAAATTAAAGCACTTGGACAGGCCGGTGGCGTACTTGGCCAGGGTTGTCCGATTGTGCAGCGACGGAGATAGTTCGCCGCCGGTAAAATTATCCTGAAAGACGGTGGGCATTAAACACGGGCCTCGATCCAGCTGGCCGCTGCCACGTTGTCTTGTTCGCCCTCCTCTGCATCTTCGCTCTGAGCTTCAGAAATAATATTTCTGAACACGGTCAATGCCGTGTTCTTCTTTTCATTTGATCCCGTGATAGGACCAGCAATACGGAACGCCAGGCCCCAGGCCATGGCCTCCACAAACATCACGTCATAAACGGTGGGGTCTGTTAAATCTTTTACAAATCGCAAGGTAGCGTCTTGCTGATCGGTCCATATGTATTTGCCGGACGCTCCATCCCAACCAACAGAAAAAGGGATGGCCGCGTCCGTTGAGACTGTCTTTGCAATCTCAATAGCCCGCATGCAATCAGTAGGAAATTGATATTGGTACGACCAGGGAGCGGGTGCCGTACCGATAGATGCCAGTGCCTGATGCGTGATGGCAAAATTCCAATTATGCTGGCGCATAAGGTATTTGCGGGTCTGCTCAAAATACATGTCGCAGTACCGCGCCTCTTCGGATTCGTAGGGGCTATCAAGACTTTCGACCAATGCCTCGGCCTCGATGTAGGCCAAGGCCATGTTCGCTATTTCAACCTTACTGGTCATAGATACCCCCAGAGGGAGAGGGGCGAGTTTGCCCGCCCCTCGCCTTTACTCTTCTTCAGCTTCGACTTCGTCAGCCTTAGACTTTTTGGCTTTCGCCTTCGCCTTTGGCTTCGGCTCTTCAATCACGTCCATCCAGGAGCCAAGCTCCCCGGCGCCGGTGATCTCAAAGACATTGCCGATGTCGTATAAGACACCACCAATGTAGCCGCGCTGCTTTGCTTTCACCTTCATTAGATGGCGTCAGCATAGGCTGCCCACTTGGTCGGCAGCTGATCGGTTACCCAGGACGAGATCGTCATGGATGGTGACGTTCCCGCGGTGGTGTAATAGAGACGGATGTACCGTTCGTTCGCCATGGGGAAGCCCATGGTATAACCAGTACCAGCGGCATCGCCCCTAGTAATGGTCGTGGTTGCGATGTCTGTCGCAGAACTGAATGACGTATTGTCATCAGTCTGCAACGCGACCGAGTAGGTCTCATCACTGTTGCCCGCGTCAGCCGCAACGTCTAGCTGCATGATGACCCAGAGCGGTTTGCCAACTCCAACATCCGCATCAACCGAAAGATCGATGTAATTTGTTGAAGCAGCGGATGACGTAACTGCCTGGCTGTCAGACAGTTCGAGTTCTTTATCGATAAACATTAATCATCGCTCCTTTAGCTGATGGTTGCTTCAGTGCCATTGACCAACGCATCGCACCGTTTGACGGGTACGCCATCGAAGGCCACAACTCTTTTACCGGCGAAGTCTTCCAGAGTTAGGTTGACGTTCGTGGTATTGTTGATTTGGCGGCGAAGGAATGAACGGATGGTCCGGTTTACATAGAATACCGGGCGACCCAGTCCGAGGCTCGGGATCATCTCAAGGGCTTGCACCATGAGATCCGTAATGTCGGCACTTGATCCAGACTTGTCCTTGGTCAAGTCAGAACTATCAATGTTCGGGATCCGAACAATGTAGCGCCAATCTTTAACCGTCAGGCCAATGTCCCACTTATAGTGAGTGCGATAGCCCTGGTACTTACCACCAGCTGCATCCTCGAGCGTCTCTTCACCAAGATCCGTGTGGGTGAAACCCGCTTTGGATCCTTTAGGGAAGATGCCGTGGCATGTGTTTGGACCCCAAACAACCAACCAGATGGAATGGTTGTCGGAACCGCTGCCACCACCAGAGATGATGTTGCTGCCGTTCTGAGCAGACGTGCTATCGAAGCGTGGCGCCATACCCATAAACTTCTCCGGGTACAGATCCGTATCACCATAAAACAGCGTATTGGCCATTTCCTGGTTCATGCTCTCAAGGAAAGCCCGATCTTCGCTCAACCGGAAAGCGCCGGTATTGCCGTTGAGATCAGCCAACGCCTTATCAACTTCGGCATATGCTTCCAGCATGCCACAGCTATCGGTGACCTGGACGGTCTGTGATTTCGAGGGCTGGACGCCGTAGTTGAGTTTCCGCCATGTGGTGCTTGGTAGACCGGAGCGGATCGTGGTCTTATGCCCGGTGGGAAGGTTGCCTTCCACAAAGGACATATCTTCCAGGACTTCGTTTGTCTCTGAAAGCAATTCGACAATCGTGTCGATTTTCCCGTCTGGATCGCTGCGCTTTGCAACATCCAAAAGGGTCGGGTTGTTGTTGCCTATTTCGGCCATAACTCAATCCTCCTAAGATTGATCTGGGTACAGGATTTGGGCTGCATTACGTTGCAATTGCCCACTATCGGAACCGACACTCGGAACAGAGCTATCTGCACTGATACTGGTGCCATAAGCTTTGAACGCTGCGACGATTGCTGGATGCCGGTCGAGACCTAGCTGTTTCAACTGGGCCGCTGCCGATCCATCATGATCGAGAGCCTTGAGACCAACGGATGCCATGTTGCGGCTATCGCTTGTCATAAGACCCGCTGCCCTGGACGCTTGTGTCCATGCAGCCGAGAGTTCAACCCGTTGAGCTTGCATATTAGCTTCCTCTCTAGCCTTCCAATTGATCAGGCTGTCGAGATGCTTTTGAGCTTGGGATTGATTAAACCCCATCTCCCGGACTTCTTCTGAGAACGTCTTCATGCCCTCTTCATCCGGTGCGAACCCCTCGGGGAAGTTAAACGCCTCATATTGTTCCGGTGGACCGGCAGCCTCTTGTTCAGAGCCGCTACCCTGATCACCTTCGCTGGCGTCAGTGCCATCAGATCCAAACGCATCGTCTGCGCTGGGCTGCTGGCTTTCACTCGCTTCGGCTGTTGTTGCCTCGGCGGGAGAAACTGGATCGGCATCGCTTCCAAAAGCTTCGCCGGTATCTTCTGTGGGGGTCTCTTCTAAACTCATGTTGATAAAATCTCCACCATGCGGTTAAAATATTCATCTCTTCGGTATCAGAATTGACATTTCCTCAACCATCTGGGCATACAAATGAAACCTTTCCGGTGCCAACATATACGTCATCAGCATTTTGTTCCGAGCTTGCAGCCCGCTCCTGTACGCCGTGAGATCAGGCTGGCCAGCGACGAAGGGGTCTTCCATAACGCCAGAACCAACCTGATCAGAACCTTGTAGTAAAAACCACAACATCCTACGGCCTTCTGTTGTTTTTAACACAACATCCAAATCAAATGCAAATTGCTCATGTGCATTTTTAACCTTGCGTGTCTTCTCGCGGACATCGCGTCCAGATGACGTGTCATAGCTTTCGGTCACGGACTGCCAACACCGGCCAGCATATCACCCAACATATTACCCTCTTCGGTGCTGGTCTCTGATAACACCTTGGCTCCGGCAGCTGCATCCGCCATTTGAGCCTGTTGCATCTGCGCTTGCTGGGCCGCAGCCTTCTCGGCCCGTATGTTCTCCACGTCATCATCGGCCCTGATCACATTGGGTGGCAATCCCCTCGCCTCTCCAAACTCATCCACTGCCTGGTCAAAATCAAACTTGTCGATCACGTCTGGATTAAGACTGGCCAGGCCACCAACAAAGGATGCCGTGTCTTGAATGCCCAATATGTCCTGGCTCTTCTGGGCATTTGCCAACATGGAGATATATTCGATCTTTAATTGCTGACCCTGCAACTCCGGTGGCGCCTCTGGCAGCATGTCCACTTCAGTCATGCGGGCAAAGGTATTTTCCACCAGTGGATCCAAGAGATCATGATTGATGCGCGATAATACCGGACCCAAGACCAACAGCTTCTCTGATCGACGCTCGATCACTTCCTCTGCCGTGATGGGCTGGCGGTTATCTGTTTGAGCCATCATTAAGAAGAGATCCGAGAAGAATGCCCGGCGGATCCGCTCTCTCACGTCTTGCATGTCGATCTGGAAGTCCTGGAGCCTCGGCTGCACCTGGTAGGCTGGCGTAAATCCACCCGTGCCATCAGTCTGTGCTGCGAACGTCACATCACCTGGCAATGTGGACAGCCTCTGGTTCTTCATATTCGGACTGGCCACCATTGGTGGGTTGACCATCTTGGCAATGGCAGAGCCTTTCTTCTTTTGCTGATCCTGTAGCTGGCGAAGATCGCCCAAGCTCTCCATGCCGGGAGAGCGCCCATAAATATCAGGCGGTGCTATGTGCCAGCGTGGTGCATAAACCGGGAACCGTGTGAACCCACCTTTGTGCAGCAACAAATCATCCTGGCCACCGATCTCAAATGCCACTGAACACCAGGGCATGTCTTCAGCCAGGCCGGTCTGATCAGGATCCGCATTCGGCTCGATCAAGTGAACGATGTTTATCCAGTTATCCTTCTGGCCTCGATCCCACAAATTCTTCACTTCAGCTGAAATGTTTGACCAATCGATCTCACGCCGATCATTTCCCTTTACACCATATCGACCGACGATCTGCTCCACCGTCATGGGGATCTCACGATAGATGCTGTTGACCCGATAGGTCTCATCCTGGGCAATGCAATACTCTCCCACTGTAAATGCCTGGAACCTGGACACCGTATCGAAATCATCCAGCTGGATCATCGAGGCCGTACCGAACGCACCCATTTCCTCATACACATATGGCATGACCTGATAGAAGTTAGATTGCTGGAACACCTCATAGGCTGCCAGTTCAACCTTGTGCAGCCATTCCTTGACTGGACCATAGTCCATCATCTCTCGATCTGGTGTAGCCAGGCGAAACCACTTGCGGGCTGGAGACGTGACACCGCTCATCAATCCAGACACCAGCGTATTGAGTGCCATGGTGCCTTCATTGTCGATGATCTTGTTGTTCTTCTTATCGCCTTTGTTCTTTTCAGTGATCAAGAACCTCCCACGCCTGGGGAGCAGATACTCCGAGAGATCACGCCAGTGATCGATGAATGATTGACGCTCAGTCTTGAGCGCACCCAGTCGCCGATTGTATGGCTCTTTTCTGTTCACATGTACCATGTCTAATTTCCTCCAGACGATCCAAGCGTCACTCGAGTGCCAAGTCGGTCATCGATCAGGCCACCCACAAACCTTGCCGGTATGTTGGCGGGAAATGGTGCAAGGCTGGCAGCACTGCTAAATAGGCCAATGCTTGGTGGTTGGTTCATTTGATCCAACACGCCACCACGGCTGGGAGCAACGCTATCTCGAGAATATCCTCGAGTAGAAACTGATCGACCACTTGCCGTTCTAAATGTTGCATCACCTCGCTCCAGTGCAGCCGTTTGCGCTTGATCGTTTTGAATGTCCTGATCAGAGCGGTTGTCACCAAAAAATCGACCAACCGTGCTGTCGGCGTAATTGTAGGTTTTATCGCTCATGGGGTCTCGCGTTCTCTCCCCATACTTATCGTCGCCAGCCCCAGAGCTACCGTCACCACCACCTCCGGCACACATTAGTATTTCACTCCCAGTGTCCGCTGCCTGGTGTTGGCCTCATCTTCGAGACCTCGAGGCCCAGTCTGAATTGTTGACTGCCGCCCGATCATTGCCCTGACTTGTGTCTTTGTCCTGGCCCGAGCCTTCTGTACTTCCGGGTCTACCCGCTTGGGCGCCGGTGCTGGTTTGGCCACAGGTGGTGGCGGTGCCATGGTTGGTGTTGATCCTCCGATGCACATATCATGTCTCCTTCAAAAAACATCTTCATGGTCTGTGACCAGGCCAGCTGGTCGAGTTGAACGATCCTTGTGATTGAGTGATGCGTCTCTCGGTCCTACCGGATAGGCATAGGTAAGAGCCAACGCATCAGCCAGGTCGGGGGATGCCAGGCCACGTTTCTTCATGTCTTCCTTTGGCTCAAGCTTGATCTTGTTTGCCTGGTTGAATGCATACTCGACACCAGTGAGATCTGCTCTGACCTCAACATCTGATGGCAGCAAGACACCATCCTTGAGAGCATTCCTCATGTTGAGCCACATCTGCGCTCTCATGTTCAGGCATTCCGGTGATGTAGCCTTTGCACCGAAGTTCACTTCAATGTGATCGATCTGCAATTGGTTTAGACGATCGCACACGCCACCACCCACTCCGCCACCATCCACAAAGATCGCATCTGGTGAGAGATCCGATGACAGTTCAGCAATGCGTGAGGCTGTCTGCATCGTGTCCAGGCCTCGATACTTGTACAGCCCAAAGTTCCTAGCATCACGTCCACGCCTGACCCATAGCACTGTCTGATCATCACCAAACCTGGCAATGTCACATCCAATGATGATGGGGTCCGTTAGACCGGCCACACCTTCGCTGTCGGTCATGGCCATGCAGTCCTCCACCACATCAGATGAGATGAACTGTAATGATCCAGCTGATGGAAACATGCCCCGGACCCTGACCTTCACATAGTCGCTGTCTTCTCCGAAGTCATCGATCCACGTCTTGAACAACTCCTTGTTGGTGCCTTCCACATCTCGACTATCGATGTTCTTGTGCAGCCATCGATGCTTGAGCCGATTATGTGTCTCGAAGAACCGGCCACTGTTCCTGGTGCCATTGCCAAAGAGAAACCACATAGGCTCCCCATCGGTCAGTCCACCTGATGCCACCTCATAGATCGCTTCCGGTACAGCTGATGCCTCATCAAAGATATAGAATGGTGTGCTATTGACCGCATGCAATCCAGCGAACGCCTCGCTGTTCTCTTCCCTGCAAGTCTGAGCATCCACACGCCAACCACTTGGATCAGCATTGGACGCCAGGGACATGTTGCCCCTGGTGGCTCGATATTCAGACCAATGGGACGTGATGCTCATCTTGTGCCACTTTCCACACTCGGCCCAGGTTTTGGTTCGGAGTTGTTCAGACGTGTTAGCGGTAACGACACCACGGCTATAAGGCCGAGTATCATGGATATACTTAATGACCATGCTAGTAAGAGCAGACTTGCCAATGCCATGGCCAGATACAGTGGAACATTGCACAGGGCTGACAGGATTGAATCCATCAAATTGCCTTGCCCGTATTTCTTCACCAAGTTCCGTAAGCCACCCACGCTGCCAGTCGCGTAGCCCGTGACCTTCGAGTGGACTTCCTTCTTCATCCCATGGAAATGCAAACTCAACATATCCCACTGGGTCATTAGCCAGGGACGCAATGATCTCCACCAGTTCATCTTCACCATCCTCAATCTCCTCAATCATTGTCTCGCGCCAGGCGCTTCTTTGCCCTGGACAACCTCAAGCCTAGATCCGCCGTGATCTTTTGCTCTTGCTTCTCGATCAACAGCCCGTGCAACTTCGCTTTGCCGAGCGTAGCTGACACGGCAGCTGATGCCTGGCTCGTCTTCAATGCCAGATCCCGGCTCTCTGATAGTTCCTCGGTCAGGCTGTCTATTGTCACCTCACATCTCTCACGATGCTCACGCAGCCTGTCATGTATCGCGTGTGAGATGTCAGGTTTCGTCAAGTTCTCATGACCGATGGCACGGGCTGTCTTTTCAGAGTAGCCAGCACGAATTGCAGCCTGGGTCGCGTTCTGATCAATCAGATACTCGTCCACAAATTTACGCTGCTTATCGGTCAGCCCATCGGAGAAAGATTTAGCCATGTTGAGGTTATATCATGATTGTTGAGAAAAAAGGAACCCCCAGGCCGTGCAAAAGGTAAAACGGCCTGGGGGTCAAGTTCAACAGGGAGGGGCCACCCAATGGAGAAGATGGCCAAACACCTGGCACCTAGAGAGCCAGGCATGTTTATGGTCTAAACCATGTTGGATTTTTTCGCAAGATTGAGCAGCCCCAGCACAAAATCCTGGGCGGCTGCCGGGGTTGGTTCCTGGCATACATGGACCTCGAACCCCAGCTGCCTCAATCGATCATGCCGTTCACGTTGCACTTTGCTCAACTTGCCACGCATGGTTTTCATTTCAATAAACATGACCTGGCCCCCAGCCATGTACAATCTTAGATCCGGCTCACCAGCT